CCAGTAAGATTACCATATTGGTCAATAGCATTTACTTCAACTGCACTTGAATTTTTAAAAGCAATAATCTTCTGTGAGGCAGCTCCAGTAATAGTTGGTACGGTTCCAGTACCAGCGTTTAATGTAACAGTACCAGTTAGACTTAGTAATGAACCAGCGTTGCCTGTTAAACTAAGTGTTCCACTTGTTTGTGTAAGATTACCAGTAATACTTGTATTACCAGTTTGTGATAGATTTCCTGCTAGTGTTAGTACCGTTGGACTAGTTCCACTAGGAGTAATTGTAAAGTTTGCTGTGCTATCTTTAGTTCCGTTAGCACCAGCATATACAATTCTACCCTGAGCATGACCATTAAAAATGGTGTTTGTACTGGTTGTTACTGCATTGGTTACATAATCATCAATAGCATTTACTGCTGTAATGATATCAGAACCATCATCAACAATAGTACCTGTTATAGTACCAGCACCAACCTTTGTCTGTAATGCTGAGATATTGCTTGTTTGGGTTGTATTGGTAGCTTCTGTTGCAGATACTCTTGTATGAAGATTATTAACACCAGCAGTCAAGCTTGCATAGCTATTAGATAAAGCTGTTGAAACATCAACCTTACTTTGTAGAGCAGTAATATTATTACCTTGAGTTGTATTGGTAGATTCGACAGAGGTTACTCTGGTATCTAGACCATTTACTGCTGCTGAAAGATTAGATGCTGAGTATGTTCCAGTAAGACTGGTAGATGGACTTACTCTTGTATTTAATGTATTAATGCTAGATGTTTGTGATGTATTTAGTGACTCAATAGCATCAAGTCTACCGTTTTGTGTTGTGTTCATATTAACAGCTGATGTAATTTGGTTTTGTAAATTTGTGTCAGCTGTATCAATATAGGATTTAACAGTAGTTGAAATAGCACCAATTCTTCCTTCAACCCAACTTCTTGTTGACCACTTGTAACCAAAGTTATAATCTAGATCTGTAGCGGTAACAAACTCATAATTCATTCTATCAAGAATTTCTTGAACAACGCTTATTAATTGAGATGTTTGAAGATTTAATTGGCTAGCGGTAAGTCTAGTACCATCAACCCAATTAACTAATGATTCACTGGTAATGCTCTTTCTTCTTATAGAAATAGCAGCACCATTTGTAATTGCAGGTACTGTAATAGTTACACCACCTACGGTAGTGTATGAAGGGAAACTTGCTGAGAATGCGGTAATCTTTTTATTGGTTTCATCAACTGTATAGTTATTTGAAGCAATAATATAAATTTTTCTAAAGTCTTCTTGTGTTAGGATTGTTCCGCTTGGTACAGTAAAAATTCTTTCAACTTCTAGTTGATCTTTATGAGAAATTTCTGATATAGTTGGTATTTGTGAGTAAGATAAACCTGTTGATGAACTCCAAGTTCCACTTACATTAGTTTTTAATAAAGCATTAGTAGGCATTTATTTAGGCTCCTATTAGGTATTTAAGGAAGTATATGTTTGAGTAAACTTACCTTTAAGTTCCATGTTAATTATATTTACTGGTGTTGGATAATCAGAAACTATTTGAATTCTTGTTGTATCAGAGAATCCAAATACTTTTGCAACAAACTCTCCACTCTTTTCTGTATTCTCAATACTAAGAGTATCTAGATTATTATTAGTTACCAAAGCAGAAAATTTAGATTGAATAATAGACTTTCCTCTTCTTGTTGCAATAATATCATAATTACCAGTATCGGCGTGTCTTAATGCAAGTGTTTTTATATTTAGAACACCATCAATAACATTGTTATTTTGATCTCTTACAAACTGTGTACTTAGTTCTACATTCATAGTAAACTTAGTACCAATATATAATCTAGCTTGGTTAACTGCATAATTACCATTTACAGTAAAGATGTAACCAATTCCATTAGCATTAGCTACATAATTTGGTTTAATAACAATATATTTTTTTTCTCCCCATTTTGAGTCATTAGGGTCTGTTATTAACAGAACTTTACTTGGATCAAAGGAGTAAGGAAATACAATATTAAATTTTGTTTCGTTAGTAGATGTGTTATAAGAACAGTTAGAGTTTACATATAGATTCATTAAAGAATAATTATCTAACTTTGGAATTCCCTTATCTTGTTTTTGTAGATAAGTTCTTTGAATATAGTATTCATACTTTAAACCATCTTGGGATTTCTTTTTAATAACTACATGTAAATAGTTATCATATACTTGACTAGATTCAATTTCATTTCCTGTTTCTAGAATATATCTATAAAAAGCATTTTGTAATACTTTATCACCAGAGAATCTGTTAGTATATAGATATAGATAGTTTGGATTATCATCATCTACTGTTGCAATAGTATTTTGAGCAGGGCATGAACAAGTCGCTCTATAGTTTGTTGGTAGATAGTCACCACAATGACTTGAGATTTCTTGAGCTGTGCTCAAAGATGATCCCTGTTGTGTCATATACATATACAATCTACGCTTATCAAAGAAGTAAATTAATGAACCCATTAAAATTGGCTCTGTTAATTTAGCTGTAGCATAGAAAGATGTGGGAGCAATCTGTGCGGTAAGGGGTGTAATTTGATTTTCAGAACCTCTTAATTCAAACTGAATGTCACCCTTAGTATTAACAAATAAGAAATCACTAAATGGAGTAATAGATGAAATTTCAGCATATGTTTTAGAAGATGCTCTAATATCTATTGGATCTGATGATACAATGTTACTAGGATCTGCTAAGAATAGGTCTTCATAAACACCTAATTGAGTTGAAAAGATAACATCTTCAGCAGCAAAGTAAAGTCTATCTCTAAATGTTGAAATAGCATTTATTTTGACTTGTCTTGCTGTTTTTTTATCAGCTGATAAGAATACACTTGGACCGGGATTAGAGTATCTATTACCAGTTGTTTTTGGTTCCCACGCAATTGGAGCAAATACCCAGTCACTATTTATGCCTGTTGGTGCTTCATTAAATGTAAGCTTTTGTGGCATTCTTCGTTCATCAATAACAGAGTATAAATCTGGAGAACGAACCTTTTGTGTATAGGGTCTACCTTTACCGTTTATTCTATTAGAGCCGTCTTTATAAGAGATAGACTCTGGGAAATTAACAATTCTATAATAACCAGAAGTTTGACTTAGGTATGGTCCTGCTGTATAATAAATTTTACCTCTACCATTAATCGCGCTTTGTGATTCTAGTGGATGATCAGAGTCATATAAGGCATCAAGCATTGTTTTTGCTGAATCATCAACAGTATATGCACCAACAAAGTTTCCATTATTTGCATATACTTCTGTTGCTTCTGGTGGGAATCTAATTTCACTAAAGTCTGCGAAAGACTGTCCAAGCCAAGGTTGTGTTGAGTCCTTGTAGATAAAGTCTTCTACTGGAACAAAGACACCCCATAAAATAGCCCATGATGTGTTGGCTACTGTATCTGCTGCAAGAGTTGGGCTAATGTAATTAACATCTACAGTCATACACTCGTAACCAATGTTTTTTGTTGTTGCATCTGCTGTAGTTTTTGCTTTTAGGGTAGCACTTACAAAATTAACTTTAACAGTAATAGCTGTACTTCCTGCTGCTGTAATAGTGCCAGTAAAATAGTTATCAGCATCAATCCAAACAAGAACATTTTGACTAACATACCCAACTTGTGATGGATTGGATGGAGTTATTAAATTAATAACACTATTTAAAAGAGCGTTTCCAGTAATAGATGTTGATGTTGTTTGTTTAAATGCTGCTGGTGTATTTTCAAACTTTAGCGTATTAGCGTCACTATTAAAGATAGCAGTTACTGTTCCGGTTAAATACTTTGAGTTTGTTGCTGAATTACTAGCAGAAGAATTATAAAACAATACTGTTTGATTTAATACTGAAGTATCTGGAATAACAGTAGCGCATGTAAAAGGATCTGGAACAGCATTTCCTGTTATAGAAATTGTAGCAGCACTTAAATATGCGTTTGTTTCAAGGCTTCCTGTTGTTCCAGATACTCTACTAGATGTATAATAAGTTACTTTTTTACCTTTAGTATCTGGTAATGAACTATCTTCACTACCATCTAGTTTAAATAAAAATCCATTATCACTAGATGTAAATCCGGCTTTAACTAAAGTATTTAATACAATAATACTAGAACCAACAGTAGTTGCTTTTAGAATATCTCTTGCTTTATAATTCAAATCACTACCATAAGTAATATATGCTCTAGTTGAAGTAGAAACAATAGCTGTTCCTTGTTGGTTTGTTGCTGTTGTTGGTGTAATATCTTCCCAATTATTTGCATTAATTTTAAATACATAGAATAAAACTGTATTAGCATCACTAGCTTTATAATCAATACCAATTAAAAATCTATTATTTTCATTAATAGTAAACCAATACCACCAGAAATCTTTATTAGCGTCTTGCGCTAGGTTTTCAACACATCTAAATAAATCTAAACGATTTGAATCAGCGGTTGAGTTATTTCCTGTAAAAGCAATCTGTGGAAGAATTTCAAATCCGGGTCTTTTTTCAAAAGATCTTTCTAATGATAATAAGGCATTATCCATAACTTCTGCTTCTAACGGAAGTCTTTTGCTTGGTGCTTGTGTTGATACACCACTAGATAAACTTAAAATAGGAATTCTAGTACTAGCCTTGGCTCCGGGTGGTCTTCTTTTCATTGGGGGCATTATCTATTTCCTCTCCAGTAACGGTATCTTGATGGATCATAAATATATGGATTTCTAAATACAGCACCACGAACATTTGCATCTCCACTTTGGAAGATATTTCTTTTCTTATCGTTAATGTCAGATGCTCTACCTTTTAAATGAAACATTTGTTCATTATATTCAAGGTATTTATCAGCTTCTCCATCGCCTTGAGTAATAATTTGATATTGTCTCATAGCACTAGCCATAATAGCTCTTTGAACTGGAGTATCAAGATGTTCCCATCTTAGTTTTTTAATTACTTCAACATAGTAATCACCACTAATCCAAATATCTGTTTCATCTGTATAGTTATATAGTCTTGGCGGACTATCACTAAATAGTTTAGCTGTTATTTGAATACCATCAGTATTTAGATGCCATGATATTAGTTCTGCTGAAATAATACCCTCTTCATCAGAGTCAGCAGAATCAAAGATAATTTTACCAGATGAGTCTGGATTAAACTTTCGTACTAGTTTATTATTAGCTAGACCTCTCATTTGCATGTCTAGACTTGCTTGTTCAAGAATTGTATCAGCAATTCCTGTATCAATACCTGAGTTATCATTTAGGTCGGCTACTAGAGATTCGCCAGCCGTTAATAACATTTGATTAATTGCTTGTAGCTTTGTAATAAAACCCATATAGCCTCCTTATAAAAAAAGAAAAAATAAACCACCCGACTCCCACTTAAGGGAGCCGGGGGTAGATGTAAGATCACCTCCTGTCAATCATGTTTAAACAAATAAACGATATTAACAGTAAGATTAATCATTATCAAGCCATTGCGTATTCTGCGCCGAAACCGTTTGCTAGGTTTGAGCTAGAAGCGGTATTGATGATTGAATATACTTCTGGTCTTGCATCAATATCACCTGAAGCAAGATCTGCATTAGAACCTGCGTTATTAATGCCTACAAGTAATTGGCATAGTTCTGGGCGAATAATACCAGTACCCTTCATCAAACTAGCAACGGTAAACTGAGTGTTTCTACGAACATCAGCAACGGTATCAACCTTCATACCCATTAAGGATAGACCAGCAATTGCTTCTGGCTGGAAGATTGCGCCGAAGATGTCTGGGCAAGTATCAGAATTCCAAACTAGATTATATTTGGTTGAACCAATTTTGTTTGTAACATAATCTTTATTGTTTGGAAGATGATTACTCTTGATGATACGGCAACCCATATAGTCAAGAGAATCAGTTAGTGCATTCATACCCATACCAATACCCATACCGGCATTAAAAGTATCGTTGCCAGTAAATAGTGGGTTATTCATATAGTTATTTGTAGCAGTAACAACTGAAGATGTTCCTACAACACCAGAACTAGTAATAGCACTAAATGCTGAACGAGGAATACCTAAAGCACGAATTACTTGGAATACCTTAGGAGTAACTACACAATAAACATTGTTTGTTGGGTAATCATTTTCCTGCATGAATACAAAGTAATTTTCAATTGCTTGAAGAATATTAAGAGCTGTTGCTTCTGTGCAGTTAGTTACTGCATAGTTATTACCACCAACAACAGTTGTACCAACAACTGCTGGTGCAGGGAAGTTAGCTAGTACTAGACCGCGAGGATCTGCATTAGCTGAAGTTAGTGTACCAGTAGTGTGTGCGTGACCTAGTGGGCTAAGTAGACCAGCAACACAGATAGCTTCAGCAAGCTGACGATCTCTGGTGTTTGCAAGGGTCTGACCAGCCTGACGAGCTAACTCGCTACGATAATCGTATTGAGTAATTAGAGCGTCAACATTATCAGTTTCAAAGTGAGCTGCCATTGGTCTATTATCTAGATTTACTTTAAAGCTGCTAGTACCGTAGCTTGAGCCAGAAGTACCACCAAGTTCTTCGCCAGCATCCCAAGATTCATTTAGACCGACAGTACCAGTAATTGGGAATTCGTAAGAGAATCCACCAGTTAGTGACTTATGAGTAATAATGTTTTCAAATACATTATACTGATCATAAGCGTGCATAGTTTCTCCACTCCACAGTGGTAGCCAAATTTTATTTGGATTTGAACCATCTGCCCCGACTGATGCGCTTGCGCGTGGTGGTGCAAAATTTGTAGATGTAATATTACCTAGTGATTCAATAGCCATGTTATATACTCCTATTAGTTTAAGTTTATAGTAAAATAAAAAGTAAAACGATTTAGTGACAATTCTTAAACTAACATTATTAGATTTTTCCTAAGGAGTCTACTTAATGTTTGCTTTATTATTTAGCCATCCATTACCTATTAATAGGGGGATTTGCATTAATAACTTAGCTTAGTTTGGAAGTCGGGTTATATCCGACATCACGATGCGTTGTTCTACTGCCTGACGGAACTTAGGATCACTATTGTATCTTGGGTTTCCTCTATCGGCATAGAACTCACGCTTAGTCCTATAGGGTATTAGTGCTTGTTTAGTTGAGGCCACATTGACCTGATTTTTATTAACAGGCATTTCCTTACCCTTAGCTGTGTTTACGGTAGCTTTTTCATACTTAGCTTGCAGACCAAGTAATGCAATTTCCCAACTTGGGCTAGCTAGGTTTGCATTAATTTCTGCTTGCTGTTGAGCACTCATTGTTTTTGCAGCCCATACAAAAAGAGATGAAAGCTTTTCTTTTCCACCGACAACATCAGCAGCCTTACCAAAGGCTTCACGGGACCGCGCTCGCTGTCCCTCGACATAATCTGTAATCATACGATCAGAAAAACCAGTCTTAGTTTTAATTTCTGAAACTGTTTCATCAGATAGTTTATTACTAACAGCAACTTCCATAGACCACTTAGACCAATCTTCTTCTAAAATCGCTGGTTTAACTGGTTCTGGAGTTTTAGTTTCTTCCTTTTTAATTTCAGGAATTCTAAGTTCTTCTGGAATATTTACTTTTGGTTGCTCAACTACTGGCTCTTCAGATGCAATTTCAGTTTCTTCATATGATGGATTTAAAGTGCCATCTTTTTCATATGTTTTTTTTAATGTTGCAATTTCTTGACGAGCCTTTGTATATTCCTTTTGAGCATTCTTTAAAGAATCAAAATAAGCACCAGCATCCTTAAAGTTCTTAGGAATTTCGACACCTTGCTTTTGAATATAAACTTCAAATGCTTTACGCTCTCTAGCGTTAATCATATCATCTTGACTAGAGACTGGAGATTGTTCAGTTTGTTTTATTTGAATATCAGCCTCGCTTGTAGCTAGTGGTTGTTGATATTCAAAAGTTTCCTGAGTCTCGTTAGTTTCGTCTATCATCATATCTCCTTAGTTATTGTCTTTACCACGATTAGTGCGTCGGGATACTACTCTAAGATTTCTTAGTCCATTAGTACCACCTTTAGATAACGCCTTCTTGTGGTCTACATCCTTACCATCACCCTTACGAACACGGCCTGTCTTTTCTAATTTACGACGGGCGGTTACTCTTAGTGATCTTCGCTTACGATAAGCGGCAGTACCATGATATTTTGCGTATTCTTTTTTATAATTTCTTTTAGTTGGCATGTTATATTATACCGTTACATTTGGGCCTGCTGGTAGCTTATTATCTACCATATAGGTATTTTTATTTGTTGAAGCTGACTTAATAAAACGCTTCCATAAAGTAATATTTGTTGGAGTAGCTAGATTGTTAGTTGATGCTGAACTTGTACTTGCTTGAATTCTTTTTATATTCTTTATATCAATAGGAAGTAGTTCACCATTTCTAACTCTAATTTCAACAATATATTCAGAATCAGTTGATAAAGATACTAAAGAATTTGCTGAATTATAAACTTGAAAATCAACATTATCTCCAGTATCATACACAATCTGTAATACACATAGTTGTGATGGCAATACAGCAGCTCCTGATGGATTAGCACCAAAAGAAATATAATCTATTTCTAGGTTTTTAATATAGTCTGGAATTGTAATTGTAGCACTTAGTGGGTTTGTTCCAGCAACATTACCTACAATGCCTCCAGTACTAGATCCTGAATTATATGGAAGTAAATTACATATAGGTAATATATAAAAATATTCATTAGCAACAGAGGCTGAAAATAAATCTGACATTGTTGTTATCCTGTATAATATGGGTTAATATATGCATTAAGACCAACTGGTAATTTACCATCAGCTATAAATGAAAATCTATTATTTGCGTTTGATTTAAGAAACTTTTTCCACAAAGTAATATTATAAGGTCTTGCCTTATTATTTTTATCTGGTGAAGAAGTTGGCCCCGGAAGATCTTCGTTAAGTAAATATGCAATATCTTCTATAGCATATAAACTTTTAAGATCTATTGGTATTAGTTTTCCATTAGTGACTTTAATTTGTGTTCTATATAAAGTATCTTCTACAAAATTAAATGAAGAACCAGTTCCATCATAAAATGGGTTTATTCCATCTACTAATTCATAAATTAAATTACAAGTAATTATATAACTTTCATTATTAATTGGGTTTGCAACACTACCGTTTGCGGTAACACCAAATGAAATATAATCTATATCTAGTTTTTTAAGATATTCTGGAATAATATAAGTTTCAATATTATCATTATATTGACTATTTATTCCACCAGTAGTTGTTGATACTGAATAACCTTTTGATGTCCATTCAATCCATGTTTGATCAATCTCAGTTGGAGCAGTTGGAATATCTGGTATATTACAAACTGGAAGAATATAGAATTTTTGATTATCTCTTTTTGCTAGTAGAAGATCACTCATTATTATTCTCCTTTAGTTTTTTTAATAAATCAGAATACTGCATCCTTATTTTATTTAACGCTTTGATGACTTCTTCATCTTTGAGGAAGCTGTCATATTCTTCTTTGATTCTGCTTGCTTCCCGGTCATTCTTGTTGTTGTTCCACATGCACATTTAAATTTAGTCTTCATTTCCAAGATACCCTTTTTGATGAATTTTTTTTTCGCGTACCTTTTTTATTACACATTGCTTTAGTAGGACGGCAAGCGGGATATCCCTTACGCTTGTCTTTAGAACCAGATCTACCACAAGGCTTACCAGTCTTGCAGTCTACCCAACCTTTACCTTTATTACGACTAAACCAACCGTGTAATCCTTTTTTCTTTTCTAAGGAAAACTTATCGGCCACGGCGAACTCTCTTTGCTAAGAAACCTTTTCCTTGTCTACATTGAACAGCAGCACCGCTAGCATAAGCACTAGGCCATACTTTATAAGCAGCCTTAGCAGCTTTTGCACAAGCATCTAATGGTTTCTTTTTCTTTTTCATTTTTTACACTTTCTACCTTTAGGGCAACTAGTCTTAGATCCCTTAGGACCAGCCCACAGGTCTTTACAAGCCCAATAGCGGGCTGTTAGTTTATTACCAGCAGATGAACACTTGTGTCTAGCCTTAAAAGACTTTCTTGCTGCTGCTGAATAGTTATTACCATAACCAGTAGCACCATAATGAATAATCTTTTCTTGTCCATTAGCACATGCTTTTACAACACGCTTTTTATTTGGGTTAGGAGATTTGCGTGGTTTATTGCATGGCATACTAGTTTTATTTAGTTTTCTTTTCATAGTTGAATACCTAATTGTTGGGCCATAGCAGCAATACCTTGACCCCCATTTTGTTGTAGGTCTTGTTGTGCTGCTTGTGTGGCTGTGTTTATAACGCCATTAGAAGCTGCTTGGCTGGCTTGTTGTTGGATTGCTTGCTGTTGCATTGCTGTTTTTTCCTGAGCAATCTGATCTTCGCTTTTAACCCACATTCTTGGATCAAAACCAAGAGATGAAATTAAAGCTTTTGAATAAGCATCCCATTTAAAAGTTTGTAATGCTTCTTGTGGTAAGTTTCTAACCATATCACCCATTTGCATTAACTTCTGTAAATCAGAATCTCTTGATAATGCTTGTAGTCCTGTTACAATCTCAACATTTAAAGTACCATCTTTTTCAAAGAATTGTTCATTCATTCTTTCATCCATGTCACCGTTTGAAAGCATTACAAAGACTGTTCTTTTTACAATTGGTTCCATAAGATCTCTGGCAATAGCAGAAAAAGCACCACCAAGTACTGTTTCTAATTCAGAGCCAATCATTCTTACGGCTGTTGCTGTTACACGATCACCAGTAGGAATAGCACCACGGGTCATTAAGAAAGCTTCAGCAACTTCTGTACGCATTTCTTGAACAGCAGCCTGAGTAGATGCAATTTGTGGGTTTAATGTATTTGCTGGACTTACACAGAATATATCTGCTTGTCTTGCTGGAATAAATGAACCATTACTAGATGATGCTATGTCATCAATTTCAGTTAAACCACTTGGGTCCACACCAATCCAGAATGTTGATCCAGCAGCCATACCTTCAATATGAGCTTGTGTATAGTTTTCTAGGCTTGTTAGATCTCCAAGGATATCTTCGCAATGGGATCTACCATAGTTTTCACCAACAATACCATACCATCTTAGTGGAATAATAGGAATAACTGAATAATCACCAGTAGAAAATACCTCTCCATTTTCATCTTCTTTTCTACCAATCCATGTTTTTTCATCTTCATCTAAAATATACTGACAATATAATGTCTTATAACCTTTTCTTGTTTCAAGATTTCCACCATTAGATTGTTCTATATATTCTTCAACTGGATCAATAGGAACATATTCAAGATAAATAACTTCTATTACTTTACCATGAACATTTCGTTGTATTACATATTGATCAATTCTTAAGTTTCTAAATGAAAACTCATCATTCATTACAACCATTACATCGCCTACAACTATAAGATGTTGTAATGCTTGGAAGATAGTATCTCTTAAATTGTTAGATACAATTTTATTATATACTTGGAAACTAAGAGTTTCAAGATATGATTTAATTTCTGGTGTTGGTTCTGCTCCATTTTTCAAACCAAACTTAAAGAATGGAGAGTCGTTTAACGGCATAAGGGCAGATAACATTCTGCTTGCCATTGCTGTTACACCACGACTTGCTATAGATGAGTATGGTTGTGGAAGATTTGCGTCTTCAGCCCAACCTGTTGGTGGCAGAACAGAAGGAATAGTTAGGCTAGCACACTTTCTAGCAATGTCGATTCGGTACTGTCTTCTACCATCTAGTGTTCTAAAGCGTTCAGCTAATGTTTGTTCTGCCATGTTTATCACCTATTAACCTTGTGGTCTTTGTAAATAACTGTCAAGACCTTGATATAATGAACCATAAGTATCTTGAAGTTTCTTAACTTCATCTCCACTTAATCCAACATCTTTTGCTTTAACTTCACTAGCTATTTCACTTTCTGCTGCCTGTTGTTGTTCAACAGAAAGTCTTTCAGCATCTTTCATAGCCTGAAGTTGTGCTTGTTCATTTTCTTTTCGAAGTTTTTCGTAATCTAAAAGATTCTTTTGTCTTGTTGCTTCTGCTTCCTTAGCAATTTCAGCTTGCTTTGTAAGCATAGAATCATATTCGGCAGCTGACATACCGCCTTGAATTGAAGGTGCTCCACCCATATGTATCTCCTTATGCTGGTCTTGAAATAAATGTTGCTCTTGGTGTTGAAGTACCAGAGAACGATGTTGTTCTATCTAATTGATTATTTAATAAATCTCTTCTAATTTGTTGTGCATCTAAATCACTTAGTGAGTGTTGTGCATCAGAAACACTAGTTTTACTTTTAATAGTACTAAGAATTGAATCAAGACCACTAAGAGTAGAAGCTTTAGTTTTATTCATTGTATCCCAATTAATCTTAGCTGATTGAATTGCTTTTTCAAGTTCATTATAAGCAGAAGAATAAGAATTATAAACAAGTTGTCCGGTTTTTTTAGCTGTGTCTACATAACCAGATTTAATGTTGTTAAAATTAACTGTTTGTGGTTGACCCCAAACACCATTTAAACTTGCTGTATTAGTATATTCATCTAAGTTTTTAAACATGGATGTTTCTTGTGCTTTTGCATCAGATACTAATGCTTTATACCCAGACAAATCTATAATAGAAAGATATGGATTCTTTAAATTGGATTGTAAAAGAGTTTCTTCTTTTGTTTTAAGATCATTTAATTTTGTTAAAAAAGAACTTTCAACATCATTTTCTTTTACTTTTAATCCTTCTAAAAAATTAACTCTATATCTTTCTTGTTCTACTTTAATTGGATCTATTTGATAAGAAATATTAGTTCCTTGTTGATTTGTTTTTATAAAATTTAAATCAGTAAGGGTATTATTATAATTTTTATTTAAACTAGAAAGAATAGAGGCCATACCATTATTAAGCATTTGTGCTTCCGTAATAGCAGTATAGCTACTTTGTCCTCTTTTATTTGGATTTACTGTAGTAAAAAAATCGTTTCTTACATCTGAACTATTAATTTGTTTTAATAAAGAAAGTTCTTGGTCTGTAAAAACTGATTGATTTTTTCTTGTTGACCAATTATAGTATTGTGGATTTTTTAATAGTTTATTAAATTGATCTTCTGTTATAGCTACAGGAATATCTGGATTATTTATCCAATGATTTCCTGAAGTTCTAGTAGTACCGCCGCTTGTCATTATTGCTAATCCAGCTTGTGCTGCTTTATTTAATAAGCCACCTTTAGAAACTAGATTATCAACAAGAGATGCTTGTTCGATACCAAATTTAGCTTTTTGAACCATATCTTCTTGGAATGTTTTTCCAGCAGAAGAAATATCGCTCATTGAAATAACTAATTTATCTGTGATTGTTGGTTCAATTGATTTTGCTTGTTGCTGTAAAGATCTTAATTGAGCAACTTCTCTACTAGTAAATTTTTGCTTTGGTTGGGTAGTTGTTTGTTTATATCCACCAGAATAGTTAGATTCTGAAATAGCACTAGCTCTTTTTGTTGCAGAATATTTTTCAATATTAGCTGATCTTTGTTGTGCTATATCAGAAGCTCTTTTCATAATATCTGTTAAATACGATGAGAAATTAGACATTTAATCTCTCCTTCCTTTGTTTTTCAAATATAATTTTTAATTTAGAAACAACATCTACTTGACCAGCAGCAAAAGCAGCTTCTCTAGTAAAATCATCAGAGCTTAAAGAGGGGTCGTATGGTAGATGCTTGTACATCTTCTCCAGAAACTTTATCAGATCCTCTTCTATTTTCGGATAATTCATTATATTTACTTTCTAGTTCATCAATTTTTTCCATTAGTGATTTTACAACAAGAATTAATTCTGCTATACTTAATGTTGAACCTAGTTTTAATCTAGTTGATACTTGTTCTTTTGAATACATTTATTTACCTCAAGAAAGATCTACAATTTCACAAGCTCCGGCTGTGCAAGCCATAGCATGAGAAGCTTTTGTTGAATCTTCTTTTTCATAGTTTTGTAGTAATGACCAGTCAACTTCAATTTTTGGAGTCATGTTATAAGTTCTTGCATCAATTTCTTCAAAGGGTGCTTGAGCATAAACATGATCTGATTTGGGTAGGAAAGAAATACCAGAAATTTCATTAAAGTTTTCGTACACCCATTGACCAATTGATAAGAACTCATCATCACCGTATGATACAGTAATAGATGGCTTATGGTGGCAATAGGATTGCTGGTATGTATTCCATAGTTCTAGATGATCTATAGCTTTTAGATTCTTTTGGGTAATAGAATCTGCTGGTGCTTTCTGGGCAAATGTAAAGATTATTGTTGAGTCGGGATTTACAACACAATCTTCTGATTGAACACCAGAATCCTTTAAGAATGCACACATTGGATCTTTTTTATCCATACGAACTCTTCGATAATAGAACTGAGCATATCTTGGATGAAGGCCGCTGGCTGAATCAGCAAGGCAACTAGTAGTTCCTTCTGGCTTAATACAAGTAATTGACTTACTTGGGTTAATACCAAGCTTTTCAGACCACTCTAGATTAACTTTTGTTGAGTGTTCTCTAAATGATTCAAGAGCATGAGCTAGTTTACCCATTCCCTTGGAGCCATTCATAAGCGCATTATCAAAGATACCAGTCATTGAAACTCCAAGTAGTCTTTCTTCTTCACAATTCTTTTGCCAATCGCTAGAAAGATATGGGAAGTTTGTAAACATACTCTGAACTGTACCAATAATGGTAGCAATTTCGATTTTCTTTTTAATAGAAACAACTGTATCTTCTGTCTTAAGTACAATAGTACTAAGGTTACAGAATTGATTTGGTCGTAGAATAATTTCTGAGCATGGATTAGTACCATACTCAACATTTTCATTTCGACCTGCCTTAACTGCAATAGCTCTCATGGCTTGTCTATTACAAATACCACGCTCACCTGAATGGCTGTTGTATAATTCAGTCCACTCTTCTAGGAATTGTCCTAGTGATGGACGGCTGTAATAGATGGCTGAGTTATTTGCTAATGCTCTGTGGCCACTAGATGCCCACCAAGATCCGCTCTTACACTTAGCCATTTCTCTGTCTGATAGATCTGACAATGAGATCATGGCTGATCTACGAACACCACCTACAATTACTGACTGTGCAATCTTGCAGCAAATGTCATGGCATTCTAGTGCTGTAAGGGATCTACCTTGAGCAGTATAAAATGTTTGTGTAATAAATCTAAAGACTTCTTCAAGAGGACCGGGGCCACTAGCGCGACCACCAAAGGTCTTTAACTTAGCACCAGATGGTCTTACCTTACTGGTGTCCCACTTTGGATGGATACCTTTATAAAGATTGGATATTAGATTAAATAGTGCGTCACACCATCCTTCTCTTGAATCACCTACTTCAACAATCTTATTAAAATTCTTTTCAATTTTTGCTGGTACTTGTCCTAGTTTGCTAGTACATCGTTGTTCTACAGAGTAGCCAACGCCAGTACCACACATAAGAATGTACATAAGATTACTGAATGATTTAATTGAGTCTATTTCTAGATATGAACAATTATATAGTGCTGTATGGTCTTTATCAAGGGCTGGTCCTGCGGTCATTAGACCACGCATACTTGGAAGTACTTCTAGATTTAGAATAGCTTCCTTAATATCTGGCCGTTCTAGAAGGACAGATGCCTTGCTAGAAAAATAGTTCCACCAACGGTCTACGGTTTCTTCCCAAGTTTCTCTTCGACCCTCTGATTCAATCCAACGGCTGTAACGACTTAGTGCAATAAAGTTTTGAAATGTGTTCATTATTTAGTTCCTGTGGACCCAAAACCACCATCATTTCTGGTAGTTTCAGTTAGTGTTTTTGTTCTAATTAATTCTGGTGTAAAACAATCAATTAATAGTAACTGAGCTATTCTATCTTCGTTATTAATAGTATATCTTTTAGAAGCTGAATAATTTCTAAGTGGAACTTTAATTTCACCTCTATAGTCAGAATCAATTAAACCAACACCATTAGTTAAACCAAGTGGGGAATTAAGAGAAAGGCTAGATCTAATTAAAAGAAGACCGCATTTACCTTTTGGAATTTCAATATGACATCCAGTTGGAACTAACATTGTTTCTCCAGCTTTAAATATTAGGAATTGATTTGTTAATTTTGCCACTAAATCGTATGCAGCAGCACCTTCTGTTTTTCGTTCTGGAACATAGGGACATTTAATATTTATTTGTGGTATTATTTTTTCTTTTACATCTTCAATACCTACTTCTTCTAAAGAAGAGTAATATTTATCTTTTTGTTTAAATAAGTTTTTAACCCATATTTTTAAATTATATGGCAAATAAATGGTATACATTAGTAAATATCTCATTATTTCTTACCTCTTTCTGAAAATATCTTTTAGCTCCAACAATTGGGAGTCCAAAGATTAATCTCTTTATCCACATCTTTTGTGGTAATTTTATTGACTGATAGCTCACCATAACGCAAAATTCTTACGCATCTAGCCATAGCTATGCAATAATCATAGGTATATCTATTTTTATTTCTATCTAAAGCCTGCTCATAAGTTGCTAAAACGGCTGCTGTTCTGTTAGAAATAGAAACACTATCTATTATCTTAGCTGCTTTGGCTGGCCCCATTTTCCAAATACCCGGAATATTGTCCGTAGTATCACCTGTTAGCCATTGTAGGTGAAAGTTTCTATCCGCTTCTTCCTCAGACACTAGGACAGGCTCTGCTTCCTTGTCTGGGTTCCAATGCCATCCCGGCACACTACGGAGATCCTTGTCAATTGTGACGGCTATACAGCACCTAGATGGGCTAGAGGCAGCAATGCCCATGAAGTCATCAGCCTCAATTTGATTACCCACTACAAATTTATTACATATATTTTTAACAATTTGTTCTACTTCTAACCTACAATCAGGAGCATGGCTTCCGGTATCTCTATGTGCTTTATAAAGTTCCCATATTTTTCGCCTAAAGTTTTTAGACCGTGGGCATGAAAAGGCTAGGAGAACTTCGGTTACATTTGGCGGGGTCCAAGAGGATATAGCATGTTCTGCCCATAGTTCAATATCCTCTAGACCCTCAGCTTCTGCCCTAAAAGCTAATCTATAAGCTATAATGTCTCCATCCAAGATTGCTTTCATTGTTTACCTTCTTCTTCATCTAAAGCTTTATCAAGCAAATCCATTAATTCTTGGATTACTTTGTCTTGATTAGGCTCTCTACCTTCTCTATTAGCTTTGCATAGTTCGCAATCACAATCAGCTCTACTTGTGTCCGCAATAAGATTTAACCAAGTAGGAATGTTCTTTAAACAATGCTTTTTAAATACATCTAAAGTACTGTCGTTTGTAAGTTTATATTGAAATACTTCACCATAATCTTTATGGTTATTTTCAATATTGTTTGCCATTTCTTCGCTTGGATGACTACGCCACTCAGCCTGATCTTCAATAAGTTTTCTTTTACCTTGCTTAATAAAAATTGTTGTAGCACCATATTCTCTAGCCTTAGCTACTTCATTCATATAACGACAATCATCTACAATAACAACTCTTTCTTTCCAGATATCATCTTTCTCAAGTAGAGTTTGTTCTTCTTTTTTAATTGCTTCTACAGCAGCAGTCCACTCATTTACCCAATGATCTGGATTCTTAATTCGCATAGATTCGCCTAATGTCTGGCAAAACTTTCTATACTCTTCTGAATTCTTATCCTTAGTTAGTCCTTTACTTTCAGCGGCTTTCTTAAGACCATAAGCAAATGGAACCATCTTAGGAGTAAGGTTATTATTTAGACAATACTCAGCAATAATATTTGCCATTGTAGTCTTACCGACTCTTGCCTTACCGCCAATCATTACTATGATCATGTTGTACCTCCTCTAGTAAAAGACTAGGAATGTTTCTGTTTTGTAGTTTATAACCAAGATTACTATTTAACCAATCAACTGCTAGCGTACCACAATGGTGTGGCTTATACTTAATAAATTTACCAAAGAAAAACCAAAAGATTAACTTATACCAAGTACTTACTTTGTGTGTTTCTGTTACTTTTTTAACTTCTTCAATACAAGTATCATAACTTCCCATGTACTTTTTGTAGATTAAAACCGCTCCTTTTTTCTCAAGGATATATGTAGTAAGTAATCTACATCTTTCACCATCTAAAACCATAGGAGTTAAACTAGCAAAAGGTAAATCAAATATTAAAGCAACATGATTTACTTTAGATCTTGTTAATAGTTTTATTAAAGTACTTCTAAACCAGCCTAAACCAGTAGTGTTATCATAAAATGCTAAATATATATCTGCTTTCATTAATGTGTTTCACTCCAGTTAGAGCCAATAGAATAGTTTGCATCAATCCGTATCTTAAGGCCCAACTTTTCGCCAGCCTCTGTAGCAGCTAAAGTTACAATTTTACCTACTTCATCAGCAATAGTCTTACTACATGAATATTGTAGTTCGTCGTGAACATAAGCAACTTGATAAACTTGATTACCAAATTTCTTCTTTAAATTAATATATGCAATGCACATCCATAGTTTACTGACGATAGCACCTGAACCTTGTAGGAGTGTGTTTAGTGCAGCGTGTTCTGATCTTACTGGAACAGTACGACCATCTGGTAACTGTACACCCTTAGTCTTTGCTACAGAAAACTTTACTTCTTGTTGTACTTTGTCAAGAGCAGGAATTTCTTTTTGGAATTTAGATCTAATCTGACTACCAGCATTTCTATTACCACCAATAATCTTTCCTAGCTTTTCATCTCCAGCCCCATAGCAATAGGCATAGATAAAGGTTTTGGCAGCATCTCTGTTAGGAAGTCCTGCTGCTTTTTGATTATAGGTATGAATATCATCGTTTAAGATTTTATCACCATACTTACCGTTGTCATACTTTGCCATAAAATGAGATAGCATTCTCAATTCAAGACCTTGCAAGTCAGCACCAACTAAAACATGATCCTTTTGTATGGGGCAGAATAAAGCCCTAGCACGGGGATCTTTGCTAACCTGTGCCATGTTGGGTTGGCTGTGTGTGCAACGCCCTGTGGCGGCTCCCTGTGCGTTTACACGCCCGTGAATCCGCCCATCCCTAGAGTGATGAGATCGTGTGTTCCAATCTTCTACTTGACCCATTAATTTAATACAATCAAAGTATTGAACTAGTTTCTTTGCTTCAGGAAAGTCAAGCTTTGACAAAACTTCTTCATCAACTTTTGAATTTCCTTTGTCTGTGAGTGGTGCTTCCCATCCATACTTTTCAAATAGTCTACTTGCAATTTGCTGACGAGAACCGGGATTAAAAATTTCAATTTTATCTTTGAGGCGTTTGTTTGTTTTTTGTGAATAACGCTCAATAATTTTATCTGGAAAGATTTGACGCATCTCGTCTTCAATCTTAGCCCTTTCAATTAAGAGTTCACCAATTAGTTTGTCACCAGCATTTGAGTTAAAACCAATACCGGAAGTAGTTTGCTCTGTAAGAATCTTTGATACCAGATGTTCAAACTTAACTACACGGTCTGGAACCTTGCAATGGATTTGTTGATAGCGAAAGATATCTGCGGTAAGCATAACATCTTGCACACAGTAAGTTAACATTTCTTCTGAGAATGTTTCCCATCCACCTTGGTAATCAATCTTATCATTCTTGAGGAACTTGCCCCAAGACTGTAGAGAGTTATCTCCAAGTGGGTGGTCATTAATATCTGGATACATTAACTTTGATATGATAAGCGTGTCGTGATACTTAGTACACTTAAAATCACCAACAATCTTACGAACAGCAGAAATATCAAAGAAAATATTATGGCCGATTATAATTGTTGCTTTATCTAAAAGACTTAGTAGGGCCATGATATTATCTTTAGTAAACTTATAAGTAGTACCTGAATCAAGATCATGTGCTACGGCACAATGGATAGTGTCAGCTTCTTTGGTGATTTTGTTACCATCAAGAGAAACTTCATTCAAACCGTTTGCCTCAACATCAAGTACTAGTCTCATAGTATACTCCTTATTCAAAGAAATCGTTAAGCTGTCTGTTAACTCTTACGAATGTAGTTCTCTTTGGTAGATCCTTTAGTTTATCTGCTCCAACATAAGTACAGGCAGAACGAACACCACCAAGAATTGATTGCATTGTTTCTGAAACAGGACCAGTATATGGTACATTTACAGTCTTACCTTCAGATGCTCTATAAGTAGCTACGCCACCAGAATACTTACCCATAGCAGTATCTGATGACATACCATAAAACTGCTTAGAAATAGGATACATAGATCCTTCTAATTCTTTCATTATGGTTTTACCACCAGCTTCATCACAACCAGCAAACATTCCGCCAACCATTACAAAATCTGCACCCGCTCCAAATGCCTTGGCTACATCTCCCGGACAAGTGCAACCACCATCCGATAGAACATAACCATTGAGTCCGTGTGCGGCATCAGCACATTCCATGATACACGACAGTTGCGGATAGCCAACACCAGCAACCTTTCTAGTTGTACATACTGAACCGGGACCAATACCAATCTTGATGATATTAGCACCAGCCAATAGTAAAGCCTCAGTCATTTCACGGGATACAACATTACCAGCAATAATTGCTTGATTAGGAAATAAACCTCTTACTGTTGAGACATACTTAACAAACTTTTCTGTATATCCATTAGCAACATCAATACAGATAAATCTAATACTTGGATAAAGATTAATAATTTGTTGTGCCTTGTCAATCTCAGCAAAGTTATCCTTCCCCATGCCCATAGTATAGATAATATTATTAGATAGATTACCAGCAAGAACATTTGCATCCTTCCATTCATTTACAGTATAATATTTATGTAGTGCCGTTAGTGCATTAAACCCTGCTAGTTCTTGTGCAACATCCCAATTACCAACAGTATCCATATTACTGGCTACAATTGGAGTACCAGACCATTGCATAAGTCCGTTAGGTAGACTAAACTTAAAAGTTCTAGTCATTGATACTTCGCTTCGACTATTGAGAGTTGATCTCTTTGGTCGAATAAGTACATCTTTAAAATCAAGCTTAATATCTTCTTCTACTTTCATATAAATTCCTTTGGAATTGATTCAGGATCATTAGAAAAACTAATAAGAGATTCATCCATCCAACAAGTATTTACAACATAACCAATAATATGATTCTTCATATCTGCATATGAATTGAATGAAACAATTTCTCTATTATGTTTAATCTTGAAAATACCGCATTGTTCTAATACATCACCCTTATTAATAATTAATTTAGTTGTTCCACTTAAATCAATAGCCTTCATTAAGGCATCTAAATCTAAGAAGTCAACCTTTCTCTTACGGCCAGTCGTTGTGCCGTATTCCTTACCAGTAGCCCCAATTATTCCTCTCTCTGGGCATTCCAATAATGAATTAGGGAATCGTGGATCTTCACCACTACGAGTATCATATGCTTTAGCAACTCCAATGACTTCACCAATTTCTCTGTGAGAGAAACCTAGAGAGCAAGCAGCATATGGAAGAGTTTCTGAACTTGTGGTATATGGTGGATTACCGTGATTAATATCTAACCACATACCTTGAGCACCTTCACATAGGATATGGGATCTATCCTTAAAGTGCATATTCCATAGCAAATCTGTAGTGTTAGACGAAGCACAAGAATAATAATCTTTGGCTAGCAAACCATTTCGTAAAGCACGATCTGCATAGCAAGGAGCAATACCACAACCAGTTGTTCCTAACTTAGCTCTTAAGAATTGATCATCATATTTAATATGGTCTTTAGTAATAATATTAGCATGAGGATGAATCTTAAGATACTTCCGTGGATTAAATCCATTCTCTTCCATATACTTAATTTCTTCATTAAGTTTGATTGGATCTACAACACAGTTTGGTCCAATAATAGAAGTAACATCATGGAATACACCACTAGGAATCTGGTGAGTCTTATACTTTTTACCATTCAGATAAACTGTATGTCCAGCATTGGGACCACCATTCCATCTACATACATAGTTGTATCTCTTCTTACGACTAAGAATGCCAGATACAACCTTACCCTTACCTTCATCACCCCACGCCAATCCAAATACAATATCAGCTGTTAACATCAGTAGTTCCTTCTGCTGGATTATAAATAACTTGACCACCATCGTCAATTGCAAAACCAACTTCTTTCATTCTACCAGTCTTACGATCATAGAATAGTGCAGTAGCAATACCAGCGCGACCCGTTAGACGATTCTTGAGTACACGAATTAGAGTTGTATTCGCAATAGTTTCATCTGCATTCTGACGATCACGCTCAAGAGCAACTACAGTATTTGGTACGGATGACAATGCACCTGAACCACGAAGATCCTGTAGAGTAATACGATCACCTTCTTCATAAGCTTTGTCGGTCTTCTTAAGTTGTGATACAATATCAACATGCACACCAGTACGAACAGCAAGAGATCGTAGTTCCTTCATAAGTGTATCAATAATAATACGCTCTGAGTTACCACCATCAGTATCTTTATCATGCATACCAATAAGACCAGCTGCGGCAGCGGTAATGTGATCTAGAACAATTACATCAACCTTAAGACTGACAGCCATGTACTCCATACGAGCAAGTAGGTTCTGCATAGCATTGTTGCCAAGATGGTCATAGATAAAGAAATTAGTGCCACTAAGCTTACGCTTTGCATTAGCATACTCTTCATCAGATAGATCATCAATATAGTCCATGTTGATTGGTGACTTACCAAGCTTAACACGAAGATCATTCATCATCCTGCAAGCACGAATAGCACGGACTGGCTTGTTAAGCAACAAGCTAATCATGTCATCCATAGTTTCTTGTGGTGACTCTTCAAGCATGATTGCACCAACTGATCTGCCTTCTTCAAGATGGTGAATGATAAGCTCACGAAGAATAGTAGACTTACCACTACCAGTTCCACTAGCCCATAAAGTAATTTCACCACTACGCTGGCCAATAAGATACTCGCTAAGTGAATCGAAGGGAAACGGGTATACTCTAACATTTGCAATATCCTCTCCGTCATTTACAATTGACGAAATATGTAAAATCTCATCTGGAGAATACTGCTGTGCTTCCCAGATAGCAGAAACAACAGCCTTGCCATTAGCATTCATTAAACATTCATTAGCATCCTTGTAAGGCAACTTAGCAATCTTGCACTTACCGGGTGGTAGTAATTCAGCCACCTGCTTAGTAGCATTTCTGCCGGGTTCATCACCATCAAAGCAAAGTACAATCTCGTTATAACTGCACACAAACTCATAGTTATCTTTGATTGCTTTGACGGCAGACTGTGCTCCATTAGGAATAGAAACAACTGGCCAAGTACCACCAAGCAATTGATTAACCGTCATGCAGTCAATCTCACCCTCAGTAATTACAAGACGCTTGCCACCATTCTTCCAAAGATGTTGGCCGAATAACTCTACATTTCGGCTATTACCTTTCCAGAAGAATTGCTTGTTAGGACCACGAAGATGTTGGGCAACAAGTGAACCTGACTTATAGTAGTTTGATATTTCTACTTCCTTGCCGTTAACTTTAGCTGATTCATAACCATAAAGCCTGCAAGTCTTGTCATCAATATTACGATGAGAAAGGCCAGTCACAGTACCCTTTGTTGGCTTGAATTCAGTACTAGTAAATGTTGTATCTGTTTCCATAGTTCTAGTTACTCCATCCTTTCCTTCATAGTGTTGACAAGCAAAGCAATACCAATGATCTGTATACTCTGCGAAATTATTACCTTTGTTATCAAGTCCAGAAGCAGCACACTTTGGACATTGTGTACGCTTGCCAGTAAATGTACTACTATTCATTATTTACTGTTCTCCTTGAAACAGTCCCAGCCCCACCTCTTTGCGTGATTTTTTCGGTGATTATTTGTTGCATCTTCAAGCATAGTGCATATTTCCCGCCTTGCCTCGTCGCGTTCAGCAATAAGTTCAATAATAGTTTCTGATCGCATATCACACATATTGATACGCTTGTTTAGTTCTTCGCGGAGTTGTTTGCATTCACTTTTTAGTTCTTCTATTCTTAGTAAAGCCGAACCCATAGGATCATCACTCATAGTTTTAATACCCTATCTTTAGATCTAGTCAATATTTCTACTGTTAAGAATCCTTCTTGAGATGACTCAATAATCTCAATCGACGCAATTCTTTCCTTTTCCGTTCCTCCATAGAACGACATTGAATCACCCGTGCATACAAAAGGACCGCCATCATAATCAATAAAAGGATGTC